TCATCGCTAAACGTTACGAAAAGAGCGCAATGATCCTGACATCCAATCTGCCGTTCGGGCAGTGGGATCAAACGTTCGCCGGTGATGCAGCCCTGACCTCAGCGATGCTGGACCGTATCTTACACCACTCACATGTCGTTCAAATCAAAGGAGAAAGCTATCGACTCAGACAGAAACGAAAGGCCGGGGTTATAGCAGAAGCTAATCCTGAGTAAAACGGTGGATCAATATTGGGCCGTTGGTGGAGATATAAGTGGATCACTTTTCATCCGTCATTGACAGTTCTTTACCTTTCCTGATGGCGGCCTGAACTTTCTGTTTCCATATTTCTTTCGTCTTTCTGTTATGCATTCTGCTTACAGCAGAGTAAATCTTTGCCTCCGAGATATCTTTAAGCCTTATACCCTCAAAATGTTCAAGCCAGAACTCAATCCGGCTTTTATCTGAATCGAGAGATTTTTTATCAGCTTTTTCCTCAAGCCATCTTAGGCAGGCCTCTTCAAAAGTGACATCAGGTAAATCCCCTAGCTTTTCTACTCGCCAGAGTTCTGCTTTTCGCTTGTCGTGCAACTCCTGAGCTTGCCGCTTGTCCTTTGTGCCAAGAGATTCCTTAATTCGTTTCCCGCCCGGGAGCGAATACGAGGCATACCATATTTCATTTCTGCGGAAGAGTGACATTTTCTTTCCTCTGTTATGCCATCACCCGCGCTCACCTGGACAGTATGCAGCGGAGACTGAAGCGCCGCAATGCAGGCTTGCCGTGTTGTGAGGTAAGGAGATTTTGGCTTGGTTGGATCTTTACGTGTTGCCTGTAGGCGGCCTGTTCGTATCCAGTTGGTGGCGGTTGGTCTGGATATCTTAAGAAACTGACAGGCCTCATCGAGTGTGAGGCTGTATGATTCCATGGTTACCTCTGCTTTTTGAACGCATGTCACGTAACTTCTTAATGTGTTCTGCCGTTTCGATCTCTTCTGCTATCCGATCTGCATCAGCTTTATTCACAGGTTCAAAGTCATGATTAAAGCGGAACATGCTGGCGATACATGTTCTGCCTTTTCGGATGTAGTGAACTTTGTTGTGGGTAGAACGCAGGATTTTGCAGGGAGTGCCGTGGTGGTCGACGTACCAGGTGTTAGGAAAAATGATTCTGAACATTTTTACCCCTCAGTTGGACGATGTTGAAATTTGCTGCTTTGAGGCCATCACAGTCCCCATTGTTTGTTCTTAAGTTCGATCTCCTCCTGGCAACTTGCACAAGTCCGACAACCCTGAACAGCCAGGCGTCTTCGCTCATCTATCGGATCGCCACACTCACAACAATGAGTTGCGGATACAGTCTGGTAGTTCAGACGACGCATTTTTATTGCTGTATTGCGCTGTAATTCTTCGATTTCTGATGCTGAATCAATGATGTCTGCCATCTTCCATTAATCCCTGAATTGTTGGTTAATACGCTTGAGGATGAATGCGAACAATAAAAAAGGAGCCTGTAGCTCCCTGATGATTTTGCTTTTCATGTTCACCGTTCCTTAAAGACGCCGTTTAACATGCCGATCGCCAGGCTTAAATGAGTCGGTGTGAATCCCATCAGCGTTACCGTTTCGCGGTGCTTCTTTAGTACGCTACGGCAAATGTCATCGACGTTTTTATCCGGAAACTGCTGTCTGGCTTTTTTGATTTCAGAATTAGCCTGACGGGCAATGCTGCGAAGGGCGTTTTCCTGCTGAGGTGTCATTGAACAAGTCCCATGTCGGCAAGCATAAGCACACAGAATATGAAGCCCGCTGCCAGAAAAATGCATTCCGTGGTTGTCATGCAGCCTCCCGACGGGCAAGAATCCTTGAGCCGAACGCCATCAACTCTCCACGATCAACAGTCGTAAAGTGGCAGTGTGTACGGGGGTATGGGTGCCAGATAATGAGCATCGAGCCTTTATTATTTCCACTGACGGGTTTCTCAGTGAGTGGGTTAATAAATGCCAGTCGTCCTGCCGTGATGAATCTGACCTCACTGGCGGTTTGTATCGCTTCATGAAACCATCCGACAGATGTGTCAGCAGGCAATAACATTACACATCCCACACTACTGAATTTGTTTTCAGTGGCTGCCTTTTTCACAAAAGGGGAAATATTGCTGTATGGTGGATTCAACCAGACATAACCAGAGGCATATCCCATTGCTTCAGGCCATGAAGTGGTTAATGTGTTCTGCTCCTGTGAGATAAAAAGCCGACATAGTCGGTTTTTTTCGCTGGCGGCAGCATCAAGTTGAAAAACGAACTCTGCATTAAGCGCAGCAAAAATCTCTGGTGGTGTGCGCCAGCTGTCGCGATGTTCGGCAGGAGTATTGCTTCCGGTGAAATCAGTCATACAGCCCCCGTTTATTATTTATCTCCTCAGCCAGCCGCTGTGCTTTCAGGGGATTTCGGATAACAGAAAGGCCGGGAAATACCCAGCCTCGCTTTGTAACGGAGTAGACGAAAGTGATCGTGCCTACCCGGATATTATCGTGAGGATGCTTCATCGCCATTGCTCCCCAAATGCAAAACCAATTTCAGCCAGTGCCTCGTCCATTTTTTCGATGAACTCCGGCACCATCTCGTCAAAACTCGCCATGTACTTTTCATCCCGCTCAACCACGACATAATGCAGGCCTTCACGCTTCATACGCGGGTCATAGTTGGCAAAGTACCAGGCATCTTTTCGCGTCACCCACATGCTGTACTGCACCTGGGCCATGTAAGCCGACTTTATGGCCTCGAAACCACCGAGCCGGAACTTCATGAAATCCCGGGAGGTAAACGGGCATTTCAGCTCAAGGCCATTGCCGTCACTGCATAAACCATCGGGAGAGCAGGCGGTGCGCATACTTTCGTCGCGATAGATGATCGGGGATTCAATAACATTTACGCCGGAAGTGAACTCAAACAGGGTTCTGGCGTCGTTCTCGTACTGTTTTCCCCAGGCCAGCGCTTTAGCGTTAACTTCCGGAGCCACACCGGTGCAAACCTCAGCCAGCAGGGTGTGGAAGTAGGACATTTTCATGTCAGGCCACTTCTTTCCTGATCGGGGCTTTGCTATCACGTTGTGAACTTCTGAAGCGGTGATGACGCCGAGCCGTAATTTGTGCCATGCATCATCCCCCTGTTCGACAGCTCTCACGTCGATCCCGGTACGCTGCAGGATAATGTCCGGTGTCATGCTGCCACCTTCTGCTCAGTGGCTTTCTGTTTCAGGAATCCAAGAGCTTTCACTGCTTCGGCCTGTGTCAGTTCTGACGATGCGCGAATGTCGCGGCGAAATATCTGGGAACAGAGCGGCAATAAGTCGTCATCCCATGTTTTATCCAGGGCAATCAGCAGAGTGTTAATCTCCTGCATGGTTTCATCGTTAACCGGAGTGATGTCGCGTTCCGGCTGACGTTCTGCAGTGTATGCGGTATTTTCGACAATGCGCTCGGCTTCATCCTTGTCATAGATACCAGCAAATCCGAAGGCGAGACGGGCACACTGAATCATGGCTTTATGCCGTAACATCCGTTTGGGATGCGACTGCCACGGCCCCGTGATTTCTCTGCCTTCGCGGGTTTTGAATGGTTCGCGGCGGCATTCATCCATCCACTCGGTAACGCAGATCGGATGATTGCGGTCTTTGCGGTAAATCCGGCATGTGCAGGATTCGTTGTCCTGTTCAAAGTCCATGCCGTCAAACTGCTGGTTTTCGTTGATGATGCGGGACCAGCCATCAACGCCCACCACCGGAACGATGCCGTTCTGCTTATCGGGGAAGGCGTAAATTTCTTTCGTCCACGGATTAAGGCCGTACTGGTTGGCGACGATCAACAATGCGATGAACTGCGCATCGCTGGCATCACCTTTAAATGCCGTCTGGCGAAGAGTGGTGATCAGTTCCTGTGGGTCGACAGAATCCATGCCGACACGTTCAGCCAGCTTCCCAGCCAGCGTTGCGAGTGCAGTACTCATTCGTTTTATACCTCTGAATCAATATCAACCTGGTGGTGAGCAATGGTTTCAACCATGTACTGGATGTGTTCTGCCATGCGCTCCTGAAACTCAACATCGTCATCAAACGCACGGGTAATGGCTTTTTTGCTGGCCCCGTGGCGTTGCAAATGATCGATGCATAGCGATTCAAACAGGTGCTGGGGCAGGCCTTTTTCCATGTCGTCTGCCAGTTCTGCCTCTTTCTCTTCACGGGCGATCTGCTGGTAGTGACGCGCCCAGCTCTGAGCCTCAAGACGATCCTGAATGTAATAAGCGTTCATGGCTGAACTCCTGAAAATGGCTGTGAAAAAATCGCCCGCGGAATGCCAGGCTGATTCGGAAAACAGGAAAGGGGATTAGTGATTCAGACCGTTGCCGCGTCCGTCGAGAAAAACTTCCACGAGCAAGTCACGGGTATAAGTGCGCTCAATGCCGCGATGCAGATAAAGTCGTCCGCGTAAATTAGCTGATGCAGTCCAGGTACCATCTTTGCGTTTGACCAGCATTCCTGGCATGACCGCACCGCGATTAACGGTCTGCGTTCCGTAATGTTGATGAACCATAAAAACTCCTGCCCGTAAGCTGGGCTGCTGAACATATAAAGACTTCTGCGCGTATTCAGGCGGTGGATGGCCGCCGGTTGTCATAACTAAGCCGCCTCGTTGAAGCGACTAAGGTATGAAATGTTGAGTTGATTTCAGCTGGTCACACCGACGTTCACGCGTCCGTTTCATCCCTCGCACTCCCCGAAGCCTGCTGAAATTCAAGCTGCGGATCTAAGCGGTCATCGCAACGGTGAATCAGGTAGTTGCCGTATCGTTGTGTTGTTGCGATGAACTTATTTAAAACTATAGTTGTTTTATCGTCAACAACAAAAGTTGTTTTATTGGTTGTTTTAGATATAACTGGTTGTATTTAGGATGGATTTATTTTGTGACTTGCATCGCACAGCGATAACTGAAGCGAGGTCGTGGTGGTTTTTTGAACGGTTTGTGTGATGAGGGGAGGCAAAAGAAAACCCGGCACGACGGCCGGGGAAATCATTTCGCATCTACAATAAATAACCTGTTTATCTGGCCTTTTTTAACAGTAGCCTTTGCGGTTATAGTGAATACTGCAGATGGATCACCTTTGGTTGATATATATGCACTAAGAGCTCTAATATACGGGTTATTCTTCTTTCCTGCAGCTGGATCGCTAATTTCAGCAGTGATTCTCTTTTTTGAGTCATCACCATCTAAAATTATTTTAGCTGTCATATTTTGTGCATCAAATTCTGTAAGAAAAGCACGATACTCACGAAGACCGAGAACTTCATCATCATCAAGCCTATCAATTTCAGCTTTATCTCTCTCGTTAACTTTTAGAAGGCAGCCGTCAACATTTGTTGCAACACTTATCTGATCGCAAGTATTACCAATAGGTGATACTGCCTGCCTTACAGAGGGGCGAAGCTCTACAGCCATTCGGTCAATCAAAGAGATCAACTTATCAATGGTTCCAGCATCCTTGTTTCCTAGTGCCTCTATGGCCTTTTCAAGTGACTGCTGCAAAGCTTTCATTTCATCTTTCTTGTTAGAATTTCTCGCAAAAATATATTGTAGTATTGCGCCAAGTATAGTTGCGGCGATCCCCGAGAACAACTGGTTCTGAGTGGCGAAGTTAAGAACTGCTTCAAGAGTAAAGCAGTTAGCTTTTGCTTCGCGTGCGTAAACCTTAACTTCCTGATAATTAATGTATTTACTATATTTTTGTGTAACAGAGAAAGAAGCTGCTGTTGAGAGAACTTTAGAAAAACCCTTTAGGGATTCTCCTAGGCAGTTCAAATCTATTTCATGATTTAAAGCATCTTTTCCGTCATACCTAAGAGAGATTTTTATATCCTGTAAAGCGTCACAATCCATAAATCGCTCTCGTCTAATTCTAATTAAATTTACTATCCCCTAAACGACTCATCAGCACAGTACTGATTATCCATGTTTCCTGTACGTCTGGGGCATGCTCCCAATAACCTTACCGAAGATGAACACCCGGTTCATCTCGTCTTTCTCGATCGGGTCCCACGGTGAGTAGCTCTTGTTATCAGAGATAACCAGCAGCTTATCCTTCATCATTTGCAGGCGCTTTACATGGGCTGTGTCGTCGTACAGAAACGCATAGATACCATCACCGTCGAAAGATTTAACCGTGATATCAACGAACAGCAGATCACCTGGTTCGATCGTTCCTGACATGCTGTCACCACGCACGTTAATGATGCGGATATTTTCCGCCTTCCTACCATCGAACATGTGACGAGCATCGTCAAACGAGTACTCAACCGAGCGTAGAACTTCTACAAACTCACGGTTGATGACTCCCGGCCCAGCACTGACTTCTATATCAAGAACGTCAATCTTGAAGTATTTGGAATGGCTGACAGTTGATTGTATTGGTTGCACTGTACTGTCTGACATATTTCCAACGCCAGAAGATAACCATTCTGCGCGCACACCCAAAGCGTTCGCGATCTCCACGATTTTAGTTGTTTGATTAGCTTTCCCTGTTTCGATTTTCTGAATAGCAGCCTGGCTAACCCCGACCAAATCCCCAAGCGCCTTTTGTGTAAGGCCTCGCGCTAATCTGGCTTCTTTAAGTCTTTCTGAGAGTGTTGTTTTCATAGTCCAAATGTACAACCAAGGTTTTATTCCATCAAACGAAAATGGTTGTTGACTAAAAACAACCATAGTTTTAATCTTGATTCAAATTAACCACGGAGGTTGTTATGAACCCAGCTATCAAAACAGCGATCAATATCGTTGGTTCACAAAAGAAACTGGGCGCTGCTTGCGAAGTTTCACAGCAGGCCGTCTATAAGTGGCTTCACAACAAAGCAAAGGTATCCCCTGAACATGTCGGCAGCATTGTTACGGCTACTGGTGGAGTAGTGAAGGCATACCAGATTCGCCCGGATCTTCCGAAGTTGTTTCCACACACCGAAAAGAACGCAGCTTAAATTTCCATTTCACGCTCTTTAACAATAAGCAATCAACTTAACAGTCAATTCAAACTAAAGGAGTCAATTATGCAACCACTTACATACCAACAGACTAGCGGATTTAGCCCGACTGCGGTGATAAATCGTTCTCAAACAAAACAGGTGCCAGACCACGAAAAAATCCGTGATGCCGTCCGCGCCTGGTCGGCTGTAGATAATCAGGATGTCGTTGCCGCACTCATTGTGAATGAGTATCGGGAGCAGGGCGACGGCACCATCGATTTCCCTGATGATGTCAGCCGTGCACGCCAGAAGCTGTTCCGCTTCCTCGATAACAAATTCGATTCTGAAAAATACCGAAATAACGTGCGTGAACTGACCCCGGCAATTCTGGCGGTACTACCGCTGGAATATCGCGGTTACCTGGTTGAGCAGGATAGCTTCATGACTCGGCTGGCTGAAATGGAAAAGGAACTCAGTGAGGCAAAACAGGCTGTCATTCTCAACGCACCACGCCACCAGAAACTGAAGGAAATTAGTGAAGGTATTGTGTCGATGTTTCGTGTGGACCCGGATCTGGCTGGTCCATTGATGGCGATGGTTACCACCATGTTGGGGGCAATATGACAGGCTCAGAAATGGCGAAAGCCGGTCTGCGGGAACAGAGCCGACTTTCAGGCGCAAATCGTAACGCACTCATTGCGGGAGGAATTATGGCAAACACTGCTGAGATATTCAATTTTCCAGTGCCGGATGTGGCACAAAAGGAGCCGCGCGTGGCAGATCTCGATGATGGTTATACGCGCATTGCAAATGAGTTGCTGGAAGCTGTGATGCTGGCCGGATTAACACAGCACCAGCTTCTGGTCTTCCTGGCTGTCATGCGCAAAACATATGGCTTTAATAAAAAACTGGATTGGGTGAGCAACGAGCAACTTTCCGAATTGACCGGGATATTGCCGCACAAGTGTTCTGCTGCAAAAAGCGTTCTGGTAAAGCGTGGGATTCTTATTCAGAGCGGGCGGAATACCGGCATTAATAATGTGGTCAGTGAATGGTCAACATTACCCGAATCAGGTAAGAAAAATAAAGTTTACCTGAAAGAGGTAAATTTACCTGAATCAGGTAAAAAAAGTTTACCCAAATCAGGTAAAGACGTTTACCCGAATCAGGTAAACACAAAAGACAAACTAACAAAAGACAATATAAAACCTTATTCGTCCGAGAATTCTGGCGAATCCTCTGACCAGCCAGAAAACGACCTTCCTGTGGTGAAACCGGATGCTGCGATTCAGAGCGGCAGCAAGTGGGGGACAGCAGAAGACCTGACCGCCGCAGAGTGGATGTTTGACATGGTGAAGACCATCGCGCCATCAGCCAGAAAACCGAATTTTGCAGGGTGGGCTAACGATATCCGCCTGATGCGTGAACGTGACGGACGTAACCACCGCGACATGTGCGTGCTGTTCCGCTGGGCATGCCAGGACAACTTCTGGTCCGGTAACGTGCTAAGTCCGGCCAAACTCCGCGACAAGTGGACCCAGCTCGAAATCAACCGTAACAAGCAACAGGCAGGCGTGACAGCCAGCAAACCAAAACTCGACCTGACAAACACAGACTGGATTTACGGGGTTGATCTATGAAAAACATCGCCGCACAGATGATTAACTTTGACCGTGAGCAGATGCGTCGGATCGCCAACAACATGCCGGAACAGTACGACGAAAAGCCGCAGGTACAGCAGGTAGCGCAGATTATCAATGGTGTGTTCAGCCAGTTACTGGCAACTTTCCCGGCGAGCCTGGCTAACCGGGACCAGAACGAACTGAACGAAATCCGCCGCCAGTGGGTGCTGGCTTTCCGGGAAAACGGGATCGCCACAATGGAACAGGTTAACGCAGGAATGCGCGTAGCCCGTCGGCAGAATCGACCATTTCTGCCATCACCCGGGCAGTTTGTTGCATGGTGCCGGGAAGAAGCATCCGTTACCGCCGGGCTGCCAAACGTCAGCGAGCTGGTTGATATGGTTTACGAGTATTGCCGGAAGCGTGGCCTGTATCCGGACGCAGAGTCTTATCCATGGAAATCAAACGCGCACTACTGGTTGGTTACCAACCTGTACCAGAATATGCGGGCCAATGCGTTGACTGACTCGGAATTACGGCGCAAGGCTGCCGATGAACTTGCCCATATGACTGCGAGAATTAACCGTGGTGAGGCGATTCCCGAGCCAGTTAAACAGCTTCCGGTTATTGGTGGTAAGCCGCTATCCCGTATACAAGGATTGGCAAAGTTGGCTGAGATTCGCGAGAAGCACGGACTGAGAAGACGTAAACAATTAACGGGAGTGAAGCTAACCTGAACTACCTTCAAGACACATAAAACCTTTCCCCCAGAAAATATAGTTCATCCTGCGGCATCAACCAGACCGTAAACATTCTGACAAAGCAGGGCGATCTGGTCGATGTCAGCAATATCTAGCGAACGATTCACTACCGATTGGTAACCGAAGAGGAAATCTCTTGGCACAAAAGCACCAATCAGATTTTCGATGATGGCCCCCAAGCCCGGTGATGACGCGAATTTTACTAGCCTACGAGAGGAACGGAGCATGAAGACAGCACCGAGCACAGTGTAACTATTCGATTTTTTTCTGTTTGATTTTTCGACATACTACATTATATAGCTCGATATCCTTTCATTTTACTTATTCAATTAACGGTACTTGTTTGTTGCAGAATACTAATATTGCATCTTGAGTAAGTTTTTTATGCATATGCTTTAGCGGCTCAATGTTAGTCTCGTAACCGAAAGTAGCGAAAAGAGTTGGTTCTATAATGAAATTTTCTTCATAAGCTTTTAGATCAAATGCTCTCTTTGCAATTAATCTAACTGCTTTCTTTCTAATGCGTGAATTATATCTATTCTCTATGCTAAGTTTAGCCATGTTTTCATCGATGTTGTTTTTTTGTTTTTTTAGTATAATTTGAATGTGATCATCATCAATTTGGCCATCTCTATATATATAATCAATGTCATAATTAAAATCAAAAAGCTGAGTGTCATTTACACCTTCAAGAAAAGGATTTGAAAATGGGCTCATGATCGGATCGAGTGATTTTTTATAAGTACTATTGCATTTAGTGCAGCTAGGAATTAAGTTAAATAAACTAAAGGAGATCAACGGATATTTGTACTTAGGTATGAAATGATCAAATGCTGGCCTGTAGCTAGTACCTGTATGGTCTTCTACTTGTTCAATTTCTTCACTGTTGCAATATGGGCATATGCTAATGTCTAAAAAACTGTTCAATTGATACGCTGTTTCTCTATCAATAAGTGAGTATTTAAATATTTCAGAAATATTTTTAACCCATGATGGAAATAACTTAATGGTATTTTCCTTTAAAGGACCACCATTCTTGATACTTATAAGATTAAGAATCTTATCTCTTAAACTAGATAATTTTTGTGGTGAGAAATGTGTATTTAATATATCCTCAAGTATTAGGCTTTGTGTAGTTTGAGAGAAAGATGTGATTATTTTGATGGCATGTGCTAGTTCATTATAAACTATTTTTTTGTTTTCTTTTGTTTTTAAAGGTAATTGTAGGTTTGTTAATGGTTGTAAATTTAAGTGCCTTAAAAAATAATCAGGAGAATAGTACTCACACACAATTGGGTGTTTGTTGTATATTTTGATGATTATATTTTTTAATCGTTTGGGTTTTGAAAAAACTAATTTTCTGATAGTTTTTTGTTGATTGTATTTAGAAACTCTACTTCATCGGGAGTAATGTTCAGTAACTTCCTCTGCTTCACGCGTTTATTAACTTTGCTTACTATTTTAGAAAAGGATATTTTTACATCAACATTGAAGTCTTTGTTTATTTTTATCATTTTTTTTACTCATTTCTCAAAAGAATCTGTTTTATCATTGTTTTTGTTTAACTTCAGATCAATAAGATTTATGAGAAGTTTATTTTTAATTTGTGATAGTATGGTTTTTTGATGTTTATTTAAATTACCGTCATCTGAGTTTTTTATTATTGAGTTTAGATAATTATGTGCGTGCTGTCCTATTGTAGCATCAATAAAAAAACCATTTATATATAATTCTGATATGGTTGCTCCGAAACCAAACTCTACTTTCTTAGTATAGGTTCCTTGATTATGATCTCTTTCAAGATATATTATATCTGATGGCAAAAAATCACTTGCGAGTATAGGGGAGTGAGTTGTAAATACTAATTGAATATTTTTACTTTGTTTATATCTTAATGTTAAATCTATAATTTCTGAAAAAATAACTCGTTGCCATTCAGGGTGTAGATATAAATCACACTCATCTAATAATATTATAATATTTTTGCTGTTGCTATGTTCTATAGAATCATAAAGTTGATTGAAAAGGTTTAATTTTGCAAACTCTCCTGAACTAAGTGAATCCCAACCATACTTAAATCGCGATGATACGCCATTTGGTAACCTATCAACTAATCTTATTAACTCCATAATCTGCTTTGGTTCTTCAACTGTGAAAGATAAACTATCAACTGGGTCTCTTGCTGTGTTTTCTAATATATCAGCTATATTACCTATAATGTCGGAGATATGTTCAGATAACATTTCTATTTTTGACTGAAATTTAACATTAACGTTAAATTCATCTAAAGTCTCTAATATAGTTTTTGCTGGATCTTTTTCTTCAAGATACGCGCGACACAAGCAAAATAAATAAACAGTCTCACATATGTCTTTAGGGATTTTTGATGTCTTGAGTAAATGCCATGTTATTGCAGGCAAAAGCATCAAGTAAATTATTTTGTGATATGAAAAGGTTGCGAGGAAATTTAATGATCTTTCTTTGTTAAAAATAATGCTAATAATAAAATCTTCATCGTAATCTATCCCATGATTGAGTATATCCACAAGTGAAATACCTAAAGAATCTAAATCACGTTCAATATATCTAGGGAGTTTATTGTTTTTAATTCTATCATTCAACGTATCAAAAAAGTATTCAATAGCTCCAAAAAGTCCTTTGTCACCAATATCATTGTTTTTTATAATAGAATTTATTTTATATACTGGTGAGTTTTCTATTTCAAATTGAAATTTAGTATTAAGTCTTGATAAATTGTCTTTAGCCCATGAACTGTGGTCTGAAAATGAAATTAATTGCTTGAGTAATTTCTTATTGCGTGTTTTACTGCCTTGCAAAAAATATGACAGTGATAAATCTTTAGAAATCGAATCGTTTTTTTTCTTTTTTTGTCCAACTAACATACTTTTGAGGTCGATTGTGTTATTTATCTTTATTAGATTGATTTTGTTTCTTCTAAAAAAATGTTCATTATTATCAATTAGTTCCGTTTGCATTTTGGATAATATTACAGGAGGTTTGCAATTGCTTGTGATAATTATAAGTTTATCATTTTCATTCCAGATGCTATAACCGCTACCTTCAAAATCGTAAATAAAGCTACTAATGAAATCTAAAATTGATGACTTTCCAACACCATTTTTCCCTAAAATTAATGTACAGGGAATATTGCTATAATAGTCACGACTTAAATCTTTCTTAGCAATTGTAAGGACGTTACCTTTATGGCTAAAGGTAAATTTACTTGAGGTGGGGAGGGACAGCTTATTTAAACCTTTATAATTGTGGATATAAGTGTATATTAGTTCCATTATATAACCAATCTCTTAAATATGAAAAAACATAATGGGGTGATAGGCGTATTTGAAAAATACACGCTACCGCCACCTAGCGTTAAGCTGGGAGTGTTATTTTTATATTTTACCCCAAGTATTTGTTTTATGCAATTGTATCATCACATCTTTTGAAAGTTTGCTTTCTAAATGTAATTGTAATTTTAAACGGGTTTAATTGTTTTAAAGTGTTTGGGTGATTTGTTTTTCGAGGTTGCCTTCATAAATTAAGAGATAAAAACGTTGTAATGTATTTTTATATGAGTGAGCTAATAAATGAAATCTTGATTGAAAATTATAGGTTGGCGGTTACTTAAATTTGATTTTCCAAAATCAGATCGTCATAATTATCGCATCGGAGCCTGAACACCTCCGGTGACTTCTGCGCTAAACGGGGACGTTTATGCGCACATACAATCTAAACTCTCTTCTCCCTTCACAGATGCAGAAATGCACCTGCGATTCTTTGCATCCAACGTTTGACCTCTGCGGAGGTGAAGCGTGAACCTCCCACAAGACGGCATCAAATTACATCGCGGTAACTTCACCACTATCGGTCAGCAGATCCAGCCTTATCTGGAGGACGGAAAATGCTTTCGCATGGTGCTTAAACCGTGGCGCGAGAGACGCAGTCTTTCCCAGAATGCACTCAGCCACATGTGGTACAGCGAAATCAGCGAGTACCTCATCAGCAGGGGGAAAACGTTCGCTACTGCAGTATGGGTAAAAGATGCACTCAAACACACATACCTCGGTTATGAAACCAAGGACTTGGTTGATGTCGTAACCGGCGAAATCACTACTATCCAGTCGTTACGCCATACCTCCGATCTTGATACCGGAGAGATGTATGTCTTCCTGTGTAAGGTTGAAGCCTGGGCGATGAATATTGGCTGCCACCTGACTATTCCGCAGAGCTGCGAGTTCCAGCTGCTGCGCGACAAGCAGGAGGAGTAATGGCTACACCGCTTATTCGTGTCATGAACGGGCACATTTACAGAGTACCAAATCGTCGTAAGCGTAAACCTGAGCTGAAGCCTTCCGAAATACCAACACTGCTCGGATATACCGCCAGCTTGGTTGATAAAAAATGGTTGCGACTGGCAGCAAGGAGGAGTCATGGCTGATTTGAGAAAAGCAGCGCGTGGTCGGGAATGCCAGGTAAGAATCCCTGGCGTATGTAATGGCAACCCTGAAACGTCTGTACTGGCACATATCCGGCTGGCTGGATTGTGCGGTACCGGTATCAAACCGCCAGACCTGATTGCCACCATTGCATGTTCTGCCTGCCACGACGAAATCGACCGCCGCACACATTTTGTCGATGCTGCATATGCAAAAGAATGCGCGCTGGAAGGTATGGCGAGAACACAGGTTATCTGGCTGAAAGAGGGGGTTATTAAGGCGTGAATACCTACAGCATCACATTACCCTGGCCTCCGAGCAATAACCGCTACTACCGGCATAATCGCGGGCGCACGCACATCAGCGCAGAAGGGCAGGCATACCGCGATAACGTCGCCCGAATCATTAAAAACGCAATGCTGGATATCGGCCTGGCTATGCCTGTGAAAATCCGCATTGAGTGCCACATGCCGGATCGCCGTCGCCGTGACCTGGATAATCTGCAAAAAGCCGCTTTTGACGCACTCACTAAAGCAGGTTTCTGGCTGGATGATGCTCAGGTCGTTGATTACCGCGTTGTGAAGATGCCTGTTACCAAAGGTGGGAGGCTGGAACTGACCATCACCGAACTGGGAGATGAATGATGTTTGAGTCTTATATGGCAGAGCGTCTTCGCCGCCGCTGGGTGCGCCTGCGCTTATATCGTTTCCCCGGTTCTGTTTTGACCGATTACCGAATACTGAAGAATTACGCCAAAACACTGACAGGAGCAGGAGTATGAAGTCAGAGATAACAATCAACTAATACTGTTTTGTTGATTTTTGCTTGTAATTGGCGTTCTGGTCTGATTTTTGTGGAGTAAGTTGATGCGTGATATTCAGATGGTTCTTGAGCGTTGGGGAGCGTGGGCGGCTAATAATCATGAAGATGTGACCTGGTCGTCCATTGCCGCCGGTTTTAAGGGATTAATTACTTCAAAAGTAAAATCTCGCCCGCAATGTTGTGACGATGACGCGATGATTATTTGCGGGTGCATGGCCCGTCTGAAAAAGAACAACAGCGATTTGCACGATTTATTAGTAGATTATTATGTAGTCGGTATGACATTCATGTCACTGGCAGGTAAGCATTGCTGCTCTGATGGTTATATCGGGAAAAGGTTACAGAAGGCTGAGGGCATAATTGAAGGGATGTTAATGGCATTAGATATCCGGTTAGAGATGGATATCGTTGTTAATAACTCTAATTAATATGCCAATTGTTTACTAAAAATTATTAAAAATGGGGCGTTGAGACGCCCCCAAAAATAAAGGGTAATATATAACAGAAGGTTTATATAGTTAGAAGCAAGGTTGTGCTCCTAAAGGAAGTGGCTTGAGGGAGCCACTTATATGTTGGGGAGGCAAAGCCTCCCGCAACATATCTTTTTCGTAATCAGATTAGAACTGGTAAACCAGACCTACAGCAACGATGTCATCAGTGCTTACACCGAGTGCTTTAGTGAAGTCATTTTTGTCAAGCAGGTTGATTTTGTAATCAACGAAAGTTGACATATTTTTGTTGAAGTAATAGGTGGCACCTACATCAACATATTTGACTAAGTCCTGATCGCCCCATACTCCAAGATCCTTACCTTTAGATTGCAGGTAAGCAACGGACGGACGCAGACCGAAATCTAACTGATATTGTGCAACAGCTTCGAAGTTTTGAGCTTTATTAGCAACGAAGTGATCAGCAAATACAGTCATATTCTGGGTTTCAGAATAGGTAGTGGCCAGGTAAATGTTGTTAGCGTCATATTTCAGACCTGCGGCCCAAACTTCTGCATTTTTACCGGAAGCAAATACTTCAGGAAGAACTTTCCCTGCATTAACTTGAGTGTCGGTACGATCAGATTTCGCATAAGTTGCACCGATACCGAATCCTTCGTATTCATAGGTAGCAGAGAAACCGAAGCCATCACCGTTACCTTCGGTGTAGTTATCGAAATCGCTACGATCGTTTTTGCCTTGGTACTGAGCAGCAAAGTTCAGACCATCAACCAGGCCAAAGAAGTCGTTGTTACGATAGGTTGCAACACCAGTGGTGCGACCAGTCATGAACACATCTGTTTGGGTCCAGGTATCGCCACCGAATTCTGGCAGAACGTCAGTCCACGCACCGATGTCGTATGCTACACCGTAGTTACGGCCGTAATCGATGGAGCCGTAGTCACCGAATTTCAGGCCAGCGAAGGCAAGACGGGTTTTATCTTTGGAGGAACCTTGAGATTCAGCGCGGTTGCCTTTGAATTCATATTCCCACTGACCGAAACCAGTCAGTTGATCGTTGATTTGGGTTTCACCTTTGAAGCCAAGACGGGCATAAGTAGTATCACCATCATCTGCATCATTAGAGGAGAAGTAGTGCTTAGCATTAACTTTCCCGTACAGATCCAGCTTGTTACTGTCTTTATTATAAATTTCAGCTGCCTGAGCAGACATCGCCATCAGTACTGATGCAGCTACAGCAGAAATTGCCACTGTTAATTTTTTCATCGTGAGCCCTTTTTTTGAACTATTATTAAAAAATGATGTCACTGCGCGATAAATATTCATCTAATCAATATGATTATTTCAAGATGTAAGTTTTGGTTTCTCGTTTGATTTGTGAAGTAGATCTCTATTTTTATCTGAACTTTTTTCTATCGAATCCTATTCATGGCTCTTGGCTGAATAAAAATAAATCTATTAGCCAATTTATATTAACGGTTGTTATTTATAAGTGCTCTATGATTTGAAGGTTCAATTTAAATCGGCTAAAAATAACACTGGAAATTATTTGTTGGTTATTTGTTGAGATTTGCTTATGTATTTGTAGTGGTGTTTTCAATACTCGGTAGCATTCTCGCAAATATCATTTAGTGGTTTACGTACGTAAAAAATTGGTTATGCTGTTAAGAGTGGTTACTTCGTCACACAGCTTAAACCCGCCGTCGAGCGGGTTTTTCCATTTTTTGAGTCTCGATATTAGCTGATAACCCAATACCTGAGTTATTCACTGACTCCGAGTCTGTTACGTTTCGTAGTATTCCCTCAATTTACACCCGCTTTGTCTGCGAGGTGGGGTTATGAAATCCATGGATAAGTTAACAACGGGTGTCGCCTATGGCACCTCAGCAGGTAGTGCCGGTTACTGGTTTTTACAGCTGCTCGATAAAGTCACGCCCTCACAGTGGGCAGCAATAGGTGTGCTGGGTAGCCTGGTATTTGGCCTGCTGACGTACCTGACAAACCTTTATTTCAAGATTAAAGAAGATAAGCGCAAGGCTGCGAGAGGTGAATAATGCCTCCATCATTACGAAAAGCCGTTGCTGCTGCTATTGGTGGCGGAGCAATTGCTATAGCATCAGTGTTAATCACTGGCCCAAGTGGTAACGATGGTCTGGAAGGTGTCAGCTACATACCATACAAAGATATTGTTGGTGTATGGACTGTATGTCACGGGCATACAGGAAAAGACATCATGCTCGGTAAAACGTATACCAAAGCAGAATGCAAAGCACTCTTGAATAAAGACCTTGCCACTGTCGCCAGACAAATTAACCCGTACATCGAAGTCGATATACCGGAAACAACGCGCGGCGCTCTTTACTCATTCGTTTACAACGTGGGTGCTGGCAATTTCAGAACATCGACGCTTCTTCGCAAAATAAACCAGGGCGATATCAAAGGCGCATGTGATCAGCTACGTCGCTGGACATATGCTGGCGGTAAGCAATGGAAAGGTCTCATGACTCGTCGTGAGATTGAGCGTGAAATCTGTTTGTGGGGTCAGCAATGAACAGAGTAACCGCGATTATCTCCGCTCTGGTTATCTGCATCATCGTCGGCCTGTCATGGGCTGTTAATCATTACCGTGATAACGCCATTACCTACAAAGCCCAGCGCGACAAAAATGCCAGAGAACTGAAGCTGGCGAACGCGGCAATTACTGACATGCAGATGCGTCAGCGTGATGTTGCTGCGCTCGATGCAAAATACACGAAGGAGTTAGCTGATGCGAAAGCTGAAAATGATGCTCTGCGTGATGATGTTGCCGCTGGTCGTCGTCGGTTGCACATCAAAGCAGTCTGTCAGTCAGTGCGTGAAGCCACCACCGCCTCCGGCGTGGATAATGCAGCCTCCCCCCGACTGGCAGACACCGCTGAACGGGATTATTTCACCCTCAGAGAGAGGCTGATCACTATGCAAAAACAACTGGAAGGAACCCAGAAGTATATTAATGAGCAGTGCAGATAGAGCTGCCCATATCGATGGGCAACTCATGCAATTATTGTGAGCAATACACACGCGCTTCCAGCGGAGTATAAATGCCTAAAGTAATAAAACCGAGCAATCCATTTACGAATGTTTGCTGGGTTTCTGTTTTAACAACATTTTCTGCGCCGCCACAAATTTTGGCTGCATCAACAGTTTTCTCCTGTCCAATTCCCGAAACGAAGAAGTGATGGGTGATGGTTTCCTTTGGTGTTACTGCTGTCGGTTTGTTTCCAACAGTAAACGTCTGTTGAGCACATCCTGTAATAAGCATTGCCAGAGCGGCAGAAAACAACATTTTTTTCATCTTATTATCCTGCATTGTTAAAAACGGCAGAATCCTATGTGACAACAATTAAACGATAGTTAAATGGATTGATGAAAATTAAAACTATATAGGTGTACGCTCAGACTATTGGAGGAAGTTGGGGACACTCAGAATCCTGTGGAATGAAATAAACCGGTCTATCCGTCTATTACCCTTTTAGCTGCGCTGTATCGTCGCCGTATTCCCGCATTAACCATGACCGTAGCCCGACGGGGAATTCCTTCTGCGTGAGTGTGCGGGAATAATCAAAAACGATGCACACCGGGTTTTACTGTGCTGACAGACGCAGGGTTACCCTCATAGTCGCTTTTCCGGTGCGATGGTGGAAGAAACCGGGATGTTCATCCATCATCACTCTGGATTGATGTATATGCTCTCTTTTCTGACGTTAGTCTCCGACGGCAGGCTTCAATGACCCAGGCTGAGAAATTCCCAGACCCTTTTTGCTCAAGAGCGATGTTAATTTGTTCAATCATTTGGTTAGGAAAGCGGATGTTGCGGGTTGTTGTTCTGCGGGTTTTGTTCTTCGTTGACATGAGGTTGCCCCGTATTCAGTGTCGCTGATTTGTATTGTCTGAAGTTGTTTTTACGTTAAGTTGATGCAGATCAATTAATACGATACCTGCGTCATAATTGATTATTTGACGTGGTTTGATGGCGTAGATGCACGTTGTGACATGTAGATGATAATTATTATCATTTTGCGGGTCCTTTCCGGCGATCCGACAGGTTACGGGGCGGCGACCTCGCGGGTTTTCGCTATTTATGAAAATTTTCCGGTTTAAGGTGTTTCCGTTCTTCTTCGTCGTAACTTAATGTTTTTATTTAAAATACCCCCTGAAAAGAAAGGAAACGACAGGTGCTGAAAACGGGCTTTTTGGCCTCTGTCGTTTCCTTTCTCTGTTTTTGTCCGTGGAATGAACAATGGAAGTCAACAAAAAGCAGCTGGCTGACATTTTCGGTGCGAGTATCCGTACCATTCAGAACTGGCAGGAACAGGGAATGCCCGTTCTGCGAGGCGGTGGCAAGGGTAATGAGGTGCTTTATGACTCTGCCGCCGTCATAAAATGGTATGCCGAAAGGGATGCTGAAATTGAGAACGAAAAGCTGCGCCGGGAGGTTGAAGAACTGCGGCAGGCCAGCGAGGCAGATCTCCAGCCAGGAACTATTGAGTACGAACGCCATCGACTTACGCGTGCGCAGGCCGACGCACAGGAACTGAAGAATGCCAGAGACTCCGCTGAAGTGGTGGAAACCGCATTCTGTACTTTCGTGTTGTCGCGGATCGCAGGTGAAATTGCCAGTATTCTCGACGGGCTCCCCCTGTCGGTGCAGCGGCGTTTTCCGGAACTGGAAAACCGACATGTTGATTTCCTGAAACGGGATATCATCAAAGCCATGAACAAAGCAGCCGCGCTGGATGAACTGATATCGGGGTTGCTGAGTGAATATATCGAACAGTCAGGTTAACAGGCTGCGGCATTTTGTCCGCGCCGGGCTTCGCTCACTGTTCAGGCCGGAGCCACAGACCGCCGTTGAATGGGCGGATGCTAATTACTATCTCCCGAAAGAATCCGCATACCAGGAAGGGCGCTGGGAAACACTGCCCTTTCAGCGGACCATCATGAATGCGATGGGCAGCGACTACATCCGTGAGGTGAATGTGGTGAAGTCTGCCCGTGTCGGTTATTCCAAAATGCTGCTGGGTGTTTATGCCTACTTTATAGAGCATAAGCAGCGCAACACCCTTATCTGGTTGCCGACGGATGGTGATGCCGAGAACTTTATGAAAACCCACGTTGAGCCGACTATTCGTGATATTCCGTCGCTGCTGGCGCTGGCCCCGTGGTATGGCAAAAAGCACCGGGATAACACGCTCACCATGAAGCGTTTCACTAATGGGCGTGGCTTCTGGTGCCTGGGCGGTAAAGCGGCAAAAAACTACCGTGAAAAGTCGGTGGATGTGGCGGGTTATGATGAACTTGCTGCTTTTGATGATGATATTGAACAGGAAGGCTCTCCGACGTTCCTGGGCGATAAGCGTATTGAAGGCTCTGTCTGGCCAAAGTCCATCCGTGGCTCCACGCCCAAAGTGAGAGGCACCTGCCAGATTGAGCGTGCAGCCAGTGAATCCCCGCATTTTATGCGTTTTCATGTTGCCTGCCCGCACTGCGGGGAGGAGCAGTACCTTAAATTTGGCGATAAAGAGACGCCGTTTGGCCTCAAATGGACGCCGGATGATCCCTCCAGCGTGTTTTATCTCTGCGAACATAATGCCTGCGTCATCCGCCAGCAGGAGCTGGACTTCACTGATGCCCGTTATATCTGCGAAAAGACCGGGATCTGGACCCGTGATGGCATTCTCTGGTTTTCGTCATCCGGTGAAGAGATTGAGCCGCCGGACAGCGTGACCTTTCACATCTGGACGGCGTACAGCCCGTTCACCACCTGGGTGCAGATTGTCAAAGACTGGATGAAGACGAAAGGGGATACGGGAAAACGTAAAACCTTCGTGAACACCACGCTCGGTGAGACGTGGGAAGCGAAAATCGGCGAACGTCCGGATGCTGAAGTGATGGCAGAGCGGAAAGAGTATTATTCAGCGCCCGTTCCTGACCGTGTGGCTTACCTGACCGCCGGTATCGACTCCCAGCTGGACCGCTACGAAATGCGCGTATGGGGATGGGGGCCGGGTGAGGAAAGCTGGCTGATTGACCGGCAGATTATTATGGGCCGCCACGACGATGAACAGACGCTGCTGCGTGTGGATGAGGCCATCAATAAAACCTATACCCGCCGGAATGGTGCAGAAATGTCGATATCCCGTATCTGCTGGGATACTGGCGGGATTGACCCGACCATTGTGTATGAACGCTCGAAAAAACATGGGCTGTTCCGGGTGATCCCCATTAAAGGGGCATCCGTCTACGGTAAGCCTGTGGCCAGCATGCCACGTAAGCGAAACAAAAACGGGGTTTACCTTACCGAAATCGGTACGGATACCGCGAAAGAGCAGATTTATAACCGCTTCACACTGACGCCGGAAGGGGATGAACCGCTTCCCGGTGCCGTTCACTTCCCGAATAACCCGGATATTTTTGATCTTACCGAAGCGCAGCAACTGACTGCTGAAGAGCAGGTCGAAAAATGGGTGGATGGCAGGAAAAAAATACTGTGGGACAGCAAAAAGCGACGCAATGAGGCACTCGACTGCTTCGTTTATGCGCTGGCGGCGCTGCGCATCAGTATTTCCCGCTGGCAGCTGGATCTCAGTGCGCTGCTGGCGAGCCTGCAGGAAGAGGATGGTGCAGCAACCAACAAGAAAACACTGGCAGATTACGCCCGTGCCTTATCCGGAGAGGATGAATGACGCGACAGGAAGAACTTGCCGCTGCCCGTGCGGCACTGCATGACCTGATGACAGGAAAACGGGTGGCAACGGTACAGAAAGACGGACGGCGAGTGGAGTTTACGACCACTTCCGTGTCTGACCTGAAAAAATACATTGCTGAGCTGGAAGTGCAGACCGGCATGACACAGCGACGCAGGGGACCTGCAGGATTTTATGTATGAAAATGTCCACCATTCCCACCCTTCTGGGGCCGGACGGCATGACATCGCTGCGTGAATATGCCGGTTATCACGGCGGTGGCAGCGGATTTGGTGGGCAGTTGCGGGCGTGGAACCCATCGAGTGAAAGTGTGGATGCAGCCCTGCTGCCCAACTTTACCCGAGGCAATGCCCGCGCAGACGATCTGGTACGCAATAACGGCTATGCCGCCAACGCCATCCAGTTGCATCAGGATCATATCGTCGGGTCTTTTTTCCGACTCAGTCATCGCCCAAGCTGGCGCTATCTGGGCATCGGGGAGGAAGACGCCCGTGCCTTTTCCCGCGAGGTTGAAGCGGCATGGAAAGAGTTTGCCGAGGATGACTGCTGCTGCATTGACGTTGAGCGAAAACGCACGTTTACCATGATGATTCGGGAAGGTGTGGCCATGCACGCCTTTAACGGTGAACTGTTCGTTCAGGCCACCTGGGATACCAGTTCGTCGCGGCTGTTCCGGACACAGTTCCGGATGGTCAGCCCGAAGCGCATCAGCAACCCGAACAATACCGGCGACAGCCGGAACTGCCGTGCCGGTGTGCAGATTAATGACAGCGGCGCGGCGCTGGGATATTACGTCAGCGAGGACGGGTATCCTGGCTGGATGCCGCAGAAATGGACATGGATACCCCGTGAGTTACCCGGCGGGCGCGCCTCGTTCATTCACGTTTTTGAACCCGTGGAGGACGGGCAGACTCGCGGTGCAAATGTGTTTTACAGCGTGATGGAGCAGATGAAGATGCTCGACACGCTGCAGAACACGCAGCTGCAGAGCGCCATTGTGAAGGCGATGTATGCCGCCACCATTGAAAGTGAGCTGGATACGCAGTCAGCGATGGATTTTATTCTGGGCGCGAACAGTCAGGAGCAGCGGGACAAGCTGACGGGCTGGATTGGTGAAATTGCCGCGTATTACGCCGCCGCGCCGGTCCGGCTGGGAGGCGCAAAAGTGCCACACCTGATGCCGGGTGACTCACTGAACCTGCAGACGGCTCAGGACACGGATAACGGCTACTCCGTGTTTGAGCAGTCACTGCTGCGGTATATCGCTGCCGGGCTGGGTGTCTCGTATGAGCAGCTTTCCAGGAATTACGCCCAGATGAGCTACTCCACGGCACGGGCCAGCGCGAACGAGTCGTGGGCGCACTTTATGGGACGGCGAAAATTCGTCGCATCCCGTCAGGCGAGCCAGATGTTTCTGTGCTGGCTGGAAGAGGCCATCGTTCGCCGCGTGGTGACGTTACCTTCAAAAGCGCGCTTCAGTTTTCAGGAAGCCCGCAGTGCCTGGGGGAACTGCGACTGGATAGGCTCCGGTCGTATGGCCATCGATGGTCTGAAAGAAGTACAGGAAGCGGTGATGCTGATAGAAGCCGGACTGAGTACCTACGAGAAAGAGTGCGCAAAACGCGGTGACGACTATCAGGAAATTTTTGCCCAGCAGGTCCGTGAAACGATGGAGCGCCGTGCAGCCGGTCTTAAACCGCCCGCCTGGGCGGCAGCGACATTTGAATCCGGACTGCGACAATCAACAGAGGAGGAGAAGAGTGACAGCAGAGCTGCGTAATCTCCCGCATATTGCCAGTATGGCTTTTAATGAGCCGCTGATGCTTGAACCCGCCTATGCGCGGGTTTTCTTTTGTGCGCTTGCAGGCCAGCTTGGGATCAGTCGCCTGACGGATGCGGTGTCCGGCGACAGCCTGACTGCCGGAGAGGCACCCGCGGCGCTGGCGTTATCCGGTGATGATGACGGACCACGACAGGCCCGCAGTTATCAGGTCATGAACGGCATCGCCGTGCTGCCGGTGTCCGGTACGCTGGTCAGCCGGACGCGGGCGCTGCAGCCGTATTCGGGGATGACCGGTTACAACGGCATTATCGCCCGTCTGCAACAGGCTGCCAGCGATCCGATGGTGGACGGCATTCTGCTGGATATGGACACACCGGGCGGGATGGTGGCGGGAGCATTTGACTGTGCTGACATCATCGCCCGTGTGCGAGACATAAAACCGGTATGGGCGCTGGCCAACGACATGAACTGCAGTGCAGGTCAGCTGCTTGCCAGCGCCGCCTCCCGGCGTCTGGTCACGCAGACCGCCCGGACAGGCTCCATCGGCGTCATGATGGCTCACAGTAATTACGGTGCTGCCCTGGAGAAACAGGGCGTGGAAATCACGCTGATTTACAGCGGCAGCCATAAGGTGGATGGCAATCCTTACAGCCATCTTCCGGATGACGTCCGGGAGACACTGCAGTCCCGGATGGACGCAACCCGCCGGATGTTTGCGCAGAAGGTGTCGGCATATACCGGCCTGTCTGTGCAGGCTGTGCTGGATACCGAGGCTGCAGTGTACAGCGGTCAGGAGGCCATTGATGCCGGACTGGCTGATGAACTTGTAACAGCACCGATGCGATCACCGTATGCGTGATGCACTGGATGCACATAAATCCCGTCTCTCAGGAGGGCGAATGACCAAAGAGACTCAATCAACAACTGTTTCAGCCACTGCTTCGCAGGCTGACGTTACTGACGTGGTGCCAGCGACGGAGGGCGAAAACGCCAGCGCGGCGCAGCCGGACGTGAACGCGCAGATCACCGCTGCGGTTGCGGCAGAAAACAGCCGCATTATGGGGATCCTCAACTGTGAGGAGGCTCACGGACGCGAAGAACAGGCGCGCGTTCTGGCAGAAACCCCCGGAATGACCGTGGAAACGGCCCGCCGCATTCTGGCTGCAGCACCACAGAGTGCACAGGCGCGCAGTGACACTGCGCTGGATCGTCTGATGCAGGGGGCACCGGCACCGCTGGCTGCAGGTAACCCGGCATCTGATGCCGTTAACGATTTGCTGAACACACCAGTGTAAGGGATGTTTATGACGAGCAAAGAAACCTTTACCCATTACCAGCCGCTGGGCAACAGTGACCCGGCTCATACCGCAACCGCGCCCGGCGGGTTGAGTGCGAAAGCGCCTGCAATGACCCCGCTGATGCTGGACACCTCCACCCGTAAGCTGGTTGCGTGGGATGGCACCACCGACGGTGCTGCCGTTGGCATTCTTGCAGTTGCTGCTGACCAGACCAGCACCACACTGACGTTCTACAAGTCCGGCACGTTCCGTTATGAGGATGTGCTCTGGCCGGAGGCTGCCAGCGACGAGACGAAAAAACGGACCGCGTTTGCCGGAACGGCAATCAGCATCGTTTAACCTGACCCTTCATCACTAAAGGCCGCCTGTGCGGCTTTTTTTATGGAATTTTTTTATGTCTGTATATACAACTGCAGAGTTGCTGGCGGCGACCCAGCATCACTTTAAGTTTGATCCGCTGTTTCTGCGTCTCTTTTTCCGTGAGAGCTATCCCTTCACCACGGAGAAAGTCTATCTCTCACAAATTCCTGGACTGGTAAACATGGCGCTGTACGTTTCGCCAATTGTTTCCGGTGAGGTTATCCGTTCCCGTGGCGGCTCCACCTCTGAATTTACGCCGGGATATGTCAAGCCGAAGCATGAGGTGAATCCGCAGATGACCCTGCGTCGCCTGCCGGATGAAGATCCGCAGAATCTGGCGGACCCGGCTTACCGCCGCCGTCGCATCATCCTGCAGAACATGCGTGACGAAGAGCTGGCCATTGCTCAGGTCGAAGAGATGCAGGCAGTTTCTGCCGTGCTCAAGGGCAAATACACCATGACCGGTGAAGCCTTCGATCCGGTTGAGGTGGATATGGGCCGCAGTGCGGCGAACAACATCACGCAGTCCGGCGGCACGGAGTGGAGCAAGCGTGACAAGTCCACGTATGACCCGACCGACGATATCGAAGCCTACGCGCTGAACGCCAGCGGCGTGGTGAATATCATCGTGTTTGACCCGAAAGGCTGGGCGCTGTTCCGTTCCTTCAAAGCCGTCAGGGAGAAGCTGGATACCCGTCGCGGCTCTAATTCCGAGCTGGAGACAGCGGTAAAAGACCTGGGCGAAGCGGTGTCCTATAAGGGGATGTATGGCGATACGGCGATCGTCGTGTATTCCGGACAGTACGTGGAAAACGACGTCAAAAAGAACTTCCTGCCGGACAACACGATGGTGCTGGGGAACACTCAGGCACGCGGTCTGCGCACCTATGGCTGCATTCAGGATGCGGACGCACAGCGCGAAGGCATTAACGCCTCTGCCCGTTACCCGAAAAACTGGGTGACCACCGGCGATCCGGCGCGTGAGTTCACCATGATTCAGTCAGCACCGCTGATGCTGCTGGCTGATCCTGATGCGTTCGTGTCCGTACAACTGGCGTAATCATGGCCCTTCGGGGCCATTTTCTCTCTGTGGAGGAGTCCATGACGAAAGATGAACTGATTGCCCGTCTTCAGGTGCTGGGTGAGCAACTGAACCGTGATGTCAGCCTGACGGGGACGAAAGAAGAACTGGTGCTCCGTGTGGCAGAGCTGGAAGAGGAGCTTGATGACACGGATGACGCTGCCGGTCAGGACACATCTGTCAGCCCGGAAAATGCGCTGACCGGACATGAAAATGAGGTGGTATCAGCGCAGCCGGATACCGTGATTGATACGGCTGCTCTGGTCACGGTCGTGGCACTGGTGACGCTGCATACTGATGCACTTCACGCCACGCGGGATGAGCCTGTGGCATTTGTGCTGCCGGGAACGGCGTTTCGTGTCTCTGCCGGTGTGGCAGCCGAAATGACAGAACTGGCCTGGCCAGAATGCAATAACGGGAGGCGCTGTGGCTGATTCGATAACCTGTTCGATGCTGCCATTGCCCGCGCGATGAAACGATACGCGGGTACATGGGAACGTCAGCCACCATGACATCCGGTGAGCAGTCCGGTGCTGTGATACGTGGTGTTTTTGATGACCCTGAAAATATCAGCTATGCCGGACAGGGCGTGCGCGTTGAAGGCTCCAGCCCGTCCCTGTTTGTCCGGACTGATGAGGTGCGGCAGCTGCGGCGTGGAGACACGCTGACCATCGGTGAGGAAAACTTCTGGATAGACCGGGTTTCGCCGGATGATGGCGGAAGCTGTCATCTCTGGCTTGGGCGTGGCGTGCCGCCTGCCGTTAACCGTCGCCGCTGAAAGGGGGATGTATGGCCATAAAAGGTCTTGAGCAGGCCGTTGAAAACCTCAGCCGTATCAGCAAAACGGCGGTGCCTGGTGCCGCCGCAATGGCCATTAACCGCGTTGCGTCATCCGCGATATCGCAGTCTGCGTCACAGGTTGCCCGTGAGACAAAGGTACGCCGGAAACTGGTAAAGGAAAGGGCCAGGCTGAAAAGGGCCACGGTCAAAAATCCGCAGGCCAGAATCAGGGTTAACCGGGGGGATTTGCCCGTAATCAGGCTGGGTAATGCGCGGGTTGTCCTGTCCCGCCGCAGGCGTCGTAAAAAGGGGCAGCGTTCATCCCTGAAAGGTGGCGGCAGCGTGCTTGTGGTGGGAAACCGTCGTATTCCCGGCGCGTTTATTCAGCAACTGAAAAATGGCCGGTGGCATGTCATGCAGCGTGTGGCCGGGAAAAACCGTTACCCCATTGATGTGGTGAAAATCCCGATGGCGGTGCCGCTGACCACGGCGTTTAAACAGAATATTGAGCGGATACGGCGTGAGCGTCTTCCGAAAGAGCTGGGCTATGCGCTGCAGCATCAACTGAGAATGGTAATAAAGCGATGAAACATACTGAACTCCGTGCAGCCGTACTGGATGCACTGGAGAAGCATGACACCGGGGCGACGCTTTTTGATGGTCGCCCCGCTGTTTTTGATGAGGAAGATTTTCCGGCAATTGCCGTTTATCTCACCGGCGCTGAATACACGGGCGAAGAGCTGGACAGCGATACCTGGCAGGCGGAGCTGCATATTGAAGTTTTCCTGCCTGCTCAGGTGCCGGATTCAGAGCTGGATTCGTGGATGGAGTCCCGGATTTATCCGGTGATGAGCGATGTCCCGGCACTGTCAGATTTGATCACCAGTATGGTGGCCAGTGGCTATGACTACCGGCGCGACGATGATGCGGGCCTGTGGAGTTCAGCCGATCTGACTTATGTCATTACCTATGAAATGTGAGGACGATATGCCAACACCAAATCCTCTGGCACCGGTGAAAGGGGCCGGGACCACACTGTGGGTTTATAACGGGAGCGGCGACCCTTATGCAAACCCGCTTTCAGACAATGACTGGTCGCGTCTGGCAAAGGTTAAAGACCTGACGCCCGGCGAACTGACCGCTGAGTCCTATGACGACAGTTATCTCGATGATGAAGATGCGGACTGGACCGCGACCGGACAGGGGCAGAAATCTGCCGGAGATACCAGCTTCACGCTGGCGTGGATGCCCGGAGAGCAGGGGCAGCAGGCGCTGCTGGCGTGGTTTAATGAAGGTGATACCCGTGCCTATAAAATCCGCTTCCCGAACGGCACGGTCGATGTGTTCCGCGGCTGGGTCAGCAGTATCGGTAAGGCGGTGACGGCGAAGGAAGTGATCACCCGCACGGTGAAAGTCACCAACGTGGGCCGTCCGTCGATGGCAGAAGATCGCAGCACGGTGACGGCGACAACCGGCATGACTGTGACGCCTGCCAGCACCTCGGTGGTGAAAGGGCAGAGCACCACGCTGACCGTGGCATTCCAGCCGGAAGGCGCAACCGACAAGAGCTTCCGTGCGGTGTCTGCGGATAAAACAAAAGCCACCGTGTCGGTCAGTGGTATGACCATCACCGTGAAAGGTGTTGCTGCAGGCAAGGTCAACATTCCGGTCGTATCCGGTAATGGTGAACTTGCTGCGGTTGCAGAAATCAACGTCACCGCCAGTTAATCCGGAGAGTCAGCGATGTTCCTGAAAACCGAATCATTTGAACATAACGGTGTGACCGTCACGCTTTCTGAACTGTCAGCCCTGCAGCGTATTGAGCATCTCGCCCTGATGAAACGGCAGGCAGAACAGGCGGAGTCAGACAGCAACCGGAAGTTTACTGTGGAAGACGCCATCAGAACCGGCGCGTTTCTGGTGGCGATGTCCCTGTGGCATAACCATCCGCAGAAGACGCAGATGCCGTCTATGAATGAAGCCGTTAAACAGATTGAGCAGGAAGTGCTTACCACCTGGCCCACGGAGGCAATTTCTCATGCTGAAAACGTGGTGTACCGGCTGTCTGGTATGTATGAGTTTGTTGTGAATAATGCCCCTGAACAGACAGAGGACGCCGGGCCTGCAGAGCCTGTTTCTGCGGGAAAGTGTTCGACGGTGAGCTGAGTTTTGCCCTGAAACTGGCGCGTGAGATGGGGCGACCCGACTGGCGTGCCATGCTTGCCGGGATGTCATCCACGGAGTATGCCGACTGGCACCGCTTTTACAGTACCCATTATTTTCATGATGTTCTGCTGGATATGCACTTTTCCGGGCTGACGTACACCGTGCTCAGCCTGTTTTTCAGCGATCCGGATATGCATCCGCTGGATTTCAGTCTGCTGAACCGGCGCGAGGCTGACGAAGAGCCTGAAGATGATGTGCTGATGCAGAAAGCGGCAGGGCTTGCCGGAGGTGTCCGCTTTGGCCCGGACGGGAATGAAGTTATCCCCGCTTCCCCGGATGTGGCGGACATGACGGAGGATGACGTAATGCTGATGACAGTATCAGAAGGGATCGCAGGAGGAGTCCGGTATGGCTGAACCGGTAGGCGATCTGGTCGTTGATTTGAGTCTGGATGCGGCCAGATTTGACGAGCAGATGGCCAGAGTCAGGCGTCATTTTTCCGGTACGGAAAGTGATGCGAAAAAAACAGCGGCAGTCGTTGAACAGTCGCTGAGCCGACAGGCGCTGGCTGCACAGAAAGCGGGGATTTCCGTCGGGCAGTACAAAGCCGCCATGCGTATGCTGCCTGCACAGTTCACCGACGTGGCCACGCAGCTTGCAGGCGGGCAAAGTCCGTGGCTGATCCTGCTGCAACAGGGGGGGCAGGTTAAGGACTCCTTCGGCGGGATGATCCCCATGTTCAGGGGGCTTGCCGGTGCGTTCACCCTGCCGATGGTGGGGGCCACCTCGCTGGCGGTAGCGACCGGTGCGCTGGCGTATGCCTGGTATCAGGGCAACTCAACCCTGTCCGATTTCAACAAAACGCTGGTCCTTTCCGGTCATCAGTCGGGTCTGACGGCAGATCGTATGCTGGTCCTGTCCAGAGCCGGGCAGGCGGCAGGGCTGACGTTTAACCAGACCAGCGAGTCACTCAGCGCACTGGTTAAGGCGGGGGTAAGCGGTGAGGCTCAGATTGCGTCCATCAGCCAGAGTGTGGCGCGTTTCTCCTCTGCATCCGGCGTGGAGGTGGACAAGGTCGCTGAAGCCTTCGGGAAGCTGACCACAGACCCGACGTCAGGGCTGACAGCGATGGCGCGCCAGTTCCATAACGTGACGGCGGAGCAGATTGCGTATGTTGCTCAGTTGCAGCGTTCCGGCGATGAAGCCGGGGCATTGCAGGCGGCGAACGAAGCCGCAACGAAAGGGTTTGATGACCAGACCCGCCGCCTGAAAGAGAACATGGGCACGCTGGAGACCTGGGCAGACAGGACAGCGCGGGCATTCAAATCCATGTGGGATGCGGTGCTGGATATTGGTCGTCCTGATACCGCGCAGGAGATGCTGATTAAGGCAGAGGCTGCGTTTAAGAAAGCAGACGACATCTGGAATCTGCGCAAGGATGATTATTTTGTTAACGATGAAGCGCGGGCGCGTTACTGGGATGATCGTGAAAAGGCCCGTCTTGCGCTTGAAGCCGCCCGAAAGAAGGCTGAGCAGCAGACTCAACAGGACAAAAATGCGCAGCAGCAGAGCGATACCGAAGCGTCACGGCTGAAATATACCGAAGAGGCGCAGAAGGCTTACGAACGGCTGCAGACGCCGCTGGAGAAATATACCGCCCGTCAGGAAGAACTGAACAAGGCACTGAAAGACGGGAAAATCCTGCAGGCGGATTACAACACGCTGATGGCGGCGGCGAAAAAGGATTATGAAGCGACGCTGAAAAAGCCGAAACAGTCCGGCGTGAAGGTGTCTGCGGGCGATCGTCAGGAAGACAGTGCTCATGCTGCCCTGCTGACGCTTCAGGCAGAACTCCGGACGCTGGAGAAGCATGCCGGAGCGAATGAGAAAATCAGCCAGCAGCGCCGGGATTTGTGGAAGGCGGAGAGTCAGTTCGCGGTACTGGAGGAGGCGGCGCAACGTCGCCAGCTGTCTGCACAGGAGAAATCCCTGCTGGCGCATAAAGATGAGACGCTGGAGTACAAACGCCAGCTGGCTGCACTTGGCGACAAGGTTACGTATCAGGAGCGCCTGAACGCGCTGGCGCAGCAGGCGGATAAATTCGCACAGCAGCAACGGGCAAAACGGGCCGCCATTGATGCGAAAAGCCGGGGGCTGACTGACCGGCAGGCAGAACGGGAAGCCACGGAACAGCGCCTGAAGGAACAGTATGGCGATAATCCGCTGGCGCTGAATAACGTCATGTCAGAGCAGAAAAAGACCTGGGCGGCTGAAGACCAGCTTCGCGGGAGCTGGATGGCAGGCCTGAAGTCCGGCTGGAGTGAGTGGGAAGAGAGCGCCACGGACAGTATGTCGCAGGTTAAAAGTGCAGCCACGCAGACCTTTGATGGTATTGCACAGAATATGGCGGCGATGCTGACCGGCAGTGAGCAGAACTGGCGCAGCTTCACCCGTTCCGTGCTGTCCATGATGACAGAAATTCTGCTTAAGCAGGCAATGGTGGGGATTGTCGGGAGTATCGGCAGCGCCATTGGCGGTGCTGCCAGTGGTGGAGCATCCGCGTCAGGCGGTACAGCCATTCAGGCCGCTGCGGCGAAATTCCATTTTGCGACCGGGGGATTTACGGGAACCGGCGGCAAATATGAGCCAGCGGGGATTGTTCACCGTGGTGAATTTGTCTTCACGAAGGAGGCAACCAGCCGGATTGGTGTCGGCAACCTGTACCGCCTGATGCGGGGCTATGCGGAAGGTGGTTATGTGGGCGGTGCCGGAAGTCCGGCGCAGATGCGGCGGGCTGAAGGCATTAATTTTAATCAGAACAATCACGTGGTGATTCAGAACGACGGTACGAATGGTCTGCCAGGTCCACAGATGATGAAGGCAGTGTATGACATGGCCCGCAAGGGTGCCCGTGATGAAATTCAGACACAGATGCGTGATGGTGGCCTGTTCTCCGGAGGTGGACGATGAAAACCTTCCGCTGGAAAGTGAAACCCGGTATGGATGTGGCTTCGGCCCCTTCTGTAAGAAAGGTGCGCTTTGGTGATGGCTATTCCCAGCGAGCGCCTGCCGGGCTGAATGCCAACCTGAAAACGTACAGCGTGACGCTTTCTGTCCCCCGTGAGGAGGCCACGGTACTGGAGTCGTTTCTGGAAGAGCACGGGGGCTGGAAAGCCTTTCTGTGGACGCCGCCTTATGAGTGGCGGCAGATAAAGGTGACCTGCGCAAAATGGTCGTCGCGGGTCAGTATGCTGCGTGTTGAGTTCAGCGCAGAGTTTGAACAGGTGGTGAACTGATGCAGGATATCCGGCAGGAAACACTGAATGAATGCACCCGTGCGGAGCAGTCGGCCAGCGTGGTGCTCTGGGAAATCGACCTGACAGAGGTCGGTGGAGAACGTTATTTTTTCTGTAATGAGCTGAACGAAAAAGGTGAGCCGGTCACCTGGCAGGGGCGACAGTATCAGCCGTATCCCATTCAGGGGAGTGGTTTTGAACTGAATGGCAAAGGCACCAGTACGCGCCCCACGCTGACGGTTTCTAACCTGTACGGTATGGTCACCGGGATGGCGGAAGATCTGCAGAGTCTGGTCGGCGGAACGGTGGTCCGGCGTAAGGTTTACGCCCGTTTTCTGGATGCGGTGAACTTCGTTAACGGAAACAGTGACGCCGATCCGGAGCAGGAGGTGATCAGCCGCTGGCGCATGAGCAGTGCAGCGAACTGAGCGCGGTGAGTGCCTCCTTTGTACTGTCCACGCCGACGGAAACGATGGCGCTGTTTTTCCGGGACGTATCATGCTGGCCAACACCTGCACCTGGACCTATCGCGGCGATGAGTGCGGTTATCACGGTCCGGCGGTCGCGGATGAATATGACCAGACAACGTCCGATATCACGAAGGATAAATGCAGCAAATGCCTGAGTGGCTGTAAGTTCCGCAATAACGTCGGCAACTTTGGCGGCTTCCTTTCCATTAACAAACTTTCGCAGTAAATCCCATGACACAGACAGAATCAGCGATTCTGGCGCACGCCCGGCGATGTGCGCCAGCGGAGTCGTGCGGCTTCGTGGTAAGCACGCCGGAGGGGGAAAGATATTTTCCCTGCGTGAATATCTCCGGTGAGCCGGAGGAGTATTTCCGGATGTCGCCGGAGGACTGGCTGCGGGCAGAGATGCAGGGTGAGATTGTGGCGCTGGTCCACAGCCACCCCGGTGGTCTGCCCTGGCTGAGTGAGACCGACCGGCGGCTGCAGGTGCAGAGTGATTTGCCGTGGTGGCTGGTTTGCCGGGGGGCGATTCACAAGTTCCGCTGTGTGCCACATCTTTCCGGGCGGCGCTTTGAGCACGGGGTGACGGACTGTTACACGCTGTTCCGGGATGCTTACCATCTGGCGGGGATTGAGATGCCGGATTTTCATCGCGAGGATGACTGGTGGCGTAACGGTCAGAATCTCTATCTGGATAATCTGGAGGCCACAGGGCTGTATCAGGTGCCGTTGTCAGCGGCGCAGCCGGGCGATGTGCTGCTGTGCTGTTTTGGTTCATCGGTGCCGAATCATGCCGCCATTTACTGTGGTGATGGCGAGCTGCTGCACCATATTCCTGAACAACTGAGCAAACGAGAGAGGTATACCGACAAATGGCAGCGACGCACACACTCCCTCTGGCGTCACCGGGCATGGCGCGCATCTGCCTTTACGGGGATTTGCAACGATTTGGCCGCCGCATCGACCTTCGTGTGAAAACGGGGGCTGAAGCCATCCGCGCACTGGCCACACAGCTCCCGGCGTTTCGTCAGAAACTGAGCGACGGCTGGTATCAGGTACGGATTGCCGGGCGGGACGTCAGCACGTCCGGGTTAACGGCGCAGTTACATGAGACTCTGCCTGATGGCGCTGTGATTCATATTGTTCCCAGAGTCGCCGGGGCCAAGTCAGGTGGCGTATTCCAGATTGTCCTGGGGGCTGCCGCCATTGCCGGATCATTCTTTACCGCCGGAGCCACCCTTGCAGCATGGGGGGCAGCCATTGGGGCCGGTGGTATGACCGGCATCCTGTTTTCTCTCGGTGCCAGTATGGTGCTCGGTGGTGTGGCGCAGATGCTGGCACCGAAAGCCAGAACTCCCCGTACACAGACAACGGATAACGGCAAACAGAACACCTATTTCTCCTCCCTGGATAACATGGTTGCCCAGGGTAATGTTCTGCCGGTTCTGTACGGTGAAATGCGCGTGGGGTCACGCGTGGTTTCTCAGGAGATCAGCACGGCAGACGAAGGGGATGGTGGTCAGGTTGTGGTGATTGGTCGCTGATGCAAAATGTTTTATGTGAAACCGCCTCCGGGCGGTTTTGTCGTTTATGGAGCGTGAGGAATGGGTAAAGGCAGCAGTAAGGGGCATACCCCGCGCGAAGCGAAGGACAACCTGAAGTCCACGCAGCTGCTGAGTGTGATCGATGCCATCAGCGAAGGGCCGGTTGAAGGTCCGGTGGATGGATTAAAAAGCGTGCTGCTGAACAGTACGCCGGTGCTGGACAGTGAGGGGAATACCAACATCTCCGGTGTCACGGTGGTGTTCCGGGCCGGTGAGCAGGAGCAGACACCGCCGGAGGGATTTGAATCCTCCGGCTCCGAGACGGTGCTGGGTACGGAAGTGAAATATGACACGCCGATCACCCGGACCATCACGTCTGCAAACATCGACCGTCTGCGCTTTACCTTCGGCGTGCAGGCACTGGTGGAAACCACCTCAAAGGGGGACCGGAATCCGTCGGAAGTCCGCCTGCTGGTTCAGATCCAGCGTAATGGTGGCTGGGTGACGGAAAAAGACATCACCATTAAGGGCAAAACCACCTCGCAGTATCTGGCCTCGGTGGTGGTGGGTAACCTGCCGCCGCGCCCGTTCAATATACGGATGCGCAGGATGACGCCGGACAGCACCACAGACCAGCTGCAGAACAAAACGCTCTGGTCGTCATACACCGAAATCATCGATGTGAAACAGTGCTACCCGAACACGGCACTGGTCGGCGTGCAGGTGGACTCGGAGCAGTTCGGCAGCCAGCAGGTGAGCCGTAATTATCATCTGCGCGGGCGCATTCTGCAGGTGCCGTCGAACTATAACCCGCAGACGCGGCAATACAGCGGTATCTGGGACGGAACGTTTAAGCCAGCATACAGCAACAACATGGCCTGGTGTCTGTGGGATATGCTGACCCATCCGCGCTACGGCATGGGGAAACGTCTTGGTGCGGCAGATGTGGATAAATGGGCGTTGTATGTTATCGGCCAGTACTGCGACCAGTCAGTGCCGGACGGCTTTGGCGGCACGGAGCCGCGCATCACCTGTAATGCGTACCTGACCACACAGCGCAAGGCGTGGGATGTGCTCAGTGATTTCTGCTCGGCGATGCGCTGTATGCCGGTATGGAACGGGCAGACGCTGACGTTCGTGCAGGACCGGCCGTCGGATAAGGTGTGGACCTATAACCGCAGTAATGTGGTGATGCCGGATGATGGCGCGCCGTTCCGCTACAGTTTCAGCGCCCTGAAGGACCGCCATAATGCCGTTGAGGTGAACTGGATTGACCCGAACAACGGCTGGGAGACGGCGACAGAGCTTGTTGAAGATACGCAGGCCATTGCCCGTTACGGTCGTAATGTCACGAAGATGGATGCCTTTGGTTGTACCAGTCGGGGGCAGGCACACCGCGCCGGGCTGTGGCTGATTAAAACGGAACTGCTGGAAACGCAGACCGTGGACTTCAGCGTGGGTGCTGAAGGGCTTCGCCATGTACCGGGCGATGTCATTGAAATTTGCGATGATGACTATGCCGGTATCAGCATCGGCGGGCGCGTGCTGGCGGTGAACAGCCAGACCCGGACGCTGACGCTCGACCGTGAAATCACGCTGCCATCTTCCGGCACCACGCTGATAAGCCTGGTTGACGGGCAGGGGAGTCCGGTCAGCGTGGAGGTCCAGTCCGTCACCGACGGCGTGAAGGTGAAAGTGAGCCGTGTTCCTGACGGCGTTGCAGAATACAGCGTGTGGGGGCTGAAGCTGCCGACGCTGCGCCAGCGCCTGTTCCGCTGCGTGAGTATCCGTGAGAACGATGACGGCACGTATGCCATCACCGCCGTGCAGCATGTGCCGGAGAAAGAGGCCATCGTGGATAACGGGGCGCACTTTGACGGCGACCAGAGCGGCACGGTGAATGGTGTCACGCCGCCCGCGGTGCAGCACCTGACTGCCGAAGTCACCGCAGACAGCGGGGAGTATCAGGTACTGGCCCGCTGGGACACGCCGAAGGTGGTGAAGGGCGTGAGCTTTATGCTTCGCCTGACCGTGGCCGCGGATGAAGGCATTGAGCGGCTGGTCAGCACGGCCCGGACGGCGGAAACCACATACCGCTTCACGCAACTGGCGCTGGGGAACTACAGGCTGACAGTCCGGGCAGTAAATGCCCGGGGACAGCAGGGAGACCCGGCGTCGGTATCGTTCCGGATTGCCGCCCCGGCAGCGCCGTCGCGGATTGAGCTGACACCGGGCTATTTTCAGATAACCGCCACGCCGCATCTTGCGGTTTATGATCCGACGGTACAGTTTGAGTTCTGGTTCTCGGAAAAGCGGATTGCGGATATCAGGCAGGTTGAAACCACAGCCCGCTATCTTGGTACGGCGCTGTACTGGATAGCCGCCAGTATCAATATCAAACCGGGCCATGATTATTACTTTTATATCCGCAGTGTGAACACCGTTGGCAAATCGGCATTCGTGGAGGCCGTCGGTCGGGCGAGCGATGATGCGGAAGGTTACCTGGATTTTTTCAAAGGCAAGATAACCGAATCCCATCTCGGTAAAGAGCTGCTGGAAAAAGTCGAGCTGACGGAGGATAACGCCAGCAGACTGGAGGAGTTTTCGAAAGAGTGGAAGGATGCCAACGATAAATGGAATGCCATGTGGGCTGTCAAAATTGAGCAGACCAAAGACGGCAAACATTATGTCGCGGGTATTGGCCTCAGTATGGAGGACACGGAGGAAGGCAAACTGAGCCAGTTTCTGGTTGCCGCTAACCGTATCGCGTTTATTGACCCGGCAAACGGGAATGAAACGCCGATGTTTGTGGCGCAGGGCAACCAGATATTCATGAACGACGTGTTCCTGAAACGCCTGACGGCACCCACCATTACCAGCGGTGGCAGTCCTCCGGTATTTTCCCTGACATCAGACGGAAAGCTGACCGCTAAAAATGCGGATATCAGTGGCAGTGTGAATGCGAACTCAGGGACGCTCAACAATGTCACGATTAATGAGAACTGTCAGATTAAGGGGAAACTGTCAGCCAACCAGATTGAAGGTGATATTGTCAAAACGGTCAGCAAGTCTTTCCCCCGCACGAACAGTTATGCCAGTGGCACCATCACGGTAAGAATCAGTGATGATCAGAAATTTGACCGGCAGGTCATGATACCGCCAGTGTTATTCCGCGGTGGTAAGCATGAGAATTTCAACAGTAATAACCAACAGTCATACTGGTATTCAACCTGCCGGTTAAGAGTGACCCGCAATGGTCAGGAGATTTTTAATCAGTCCACGACGGATGCTCAGGGCGTATTTTCCTCCGTTATAGATATGCCTGCCGGACAGGGGACGCTGACACTGACATTCACCGTATCTTCATCAGGAGCGAATAACTGGACACCAACAACCAGTATCAGCGATCTGCTGGTTGTGGTGATGAAAAAATCCACAGCAGGTATCAGTATCAGCTGAATTTTATAACCCAGAACGGGCGTCAGAAATGACGCCTTTTTTATTGCAGAAAAGCGAGAGGTAATTATGCGTAAACTTTATGCCGCCATTTTGTCCGCAGCCATTTGTCTGGCCGTATCCGGTGCGCCTGCATGGGCGTCTGAACATCAGTCCACGCTGAGCGCGGGGTATCTTCATGCCCGGACGAACGTTCCCGGCAGTGATGATCTGAACGGGATTAACGTGAAATACCGTTATGAGTTTACG